CCAGTACCGCCGGGGAGGGCGCTGTGATGTCTGTCGGGTTCAAACCGTTTCTGATTCTCGTTCTCATTTAGGAGGCGGTCATGGGTTCTGGTGGTCGTCGGTTGAGGTCTGGCCCGTCGCCTGACCCGAATGCGTTGCGTCGTGATCGTAAGGATGATGCGGCGTGGGTTGTTTTGCCGGCGGAGGGTTACCAGGGTGAGGTTCCTGAGTTTCCGTTGGCTGATGCCTTGTCGGCTGAGCTTGGGTTGTGGTCTGAGTTGTGGCGGAAGCCGCAGGCTGCGATGTGGGCGAAGTTGGGTATGAAGTATGAGGTTGCGGCGTATGTGCGCGCGTTTCTTGAGTCGGTTGAGGCTGAGGCGTCGGCTGGTTTGAAGACGGCTGTGTTGCGTATGTCGGCGGAGCTCGGGTTGTCGCTTCCGGGGATGCATTCGATGCGTTGGAAGTTTTCTGAGGATGAGGTTGCGGAGCGTCGGGCGGAGAAGTTGCCGGAGCGGTCTGGTTCGGCTCGCGACAGATTGAGGTTGATCAATGGTGGGCAAGCCGATGATGGTGGTGCCGTCGTGGGTTGAGGCTCATTGTGTGATTCCTGATCAGGAGCATCGCGGCGAACCGTTTCTTTTGGGTGATGAGCAGCTTGTTTTTATGGCGAATCATTACACGGTTCGTGTGGATGCTGAGGTTGGGCAGAAGGCTACGGCGTTTGTGTTTCGTCGGTCTCAGCTTGTGCGTGCTCAGAAGTGGGGGAAGTCTCCGCTGATTGGCGCGTTTGTGTGTGCTGAGGGTGTTGGGCCGGTGTTGTTTGCTGGTTGGGCGTCTGGTGGTGAGGTGTATGACTGCCGGGATCATGGGTGTGGTTGTGGCTGGTCGTATGTGTATGAGCCGGGTGAGCCGATGGGTAAGCCGTGGGCGACGCCGTTGATTCAGATTACGGCGACGTCTGAGGATCAGACTGATAATACGTATGACGCTTTGAGGCCGATGATTGAGCTGGGTCCGTTGGCTGATCTGATTCCGAAGACGGGTGAAGAGTTTATTCGGTTGCCGAATGATGGCCGGATTGATGTGGTGACGTCGAAGGCGACTTCTCGTCTTGGTCAGCGTGTGACGTTTGTTCCGCAGGATGAGACTGGACTATGGGTGCAGTCGAACGGCGGACATAACTTGGCGAAGAAGCAGCGTCAAGGTTTGGCTGGTATGTCTGGTCGGGCGATTGAGACGACGAATGCGTGGGATCCCGGTGAGGATTCTGTGGCGCAGCGCACGTTCTTGTCGCAGGCGAAGGACATCAATAAGGATTTCCGCCAGCCTCCGCCGGATCTTGATTTTAAGGTGAAGGCGCAGCGGCGCAAGATTTTCGAGTTCAATTATGCGGGTGCCCCGTGGGTCGATATTGATTCGATTGAGGGCCAGGCGTTCGAGATGCTTGAGAAGGATGCGACGGACGCTGAACGGTTCTTTGGGAACCGGATTGTTGCTGGTGCTGGCCGTTGGTTGGAGTCTGCGCGGTGGGCGCAGCGTGCAGAGCCGCGTGTGGTGCCTGCTGGGACGCGGGTGTGTCTCGGTTTTGACGGGTCAGATAATGAAGACTTCACCGGTATCCGTCTAGAGACTTTGGATTACTACCAGTTCACGCCGACGTATGGTGCGGCTCAGCGGCGGACGTTGTGGAAGCCGGCTGATTTCGGGGGCCGTATCCCGCGTGATGAGGTTCGGGCTGCGGTAGAAGAAATCTGTTCCACTTTTGATGTAGTACGCGCGTACTGTGACCCGAAGTTTTGGGAGACGGAGATTGATGAGTGGGCTTCTCTGTATGGGGAGAAGACATTCATTAAGTGGCCTACGAACCAGATTGGGCGGATGTGGCCGTCGCTTGAACGGTTCCGTACTGACTTGTATGACGCGGATTCACGGTTCCGTCATGACGGTGACGAGCTGGTTGCGGAGCATGCTGCGAATGCGGTGATTCGTGCTCGTGGCATGGATCCGGTTTCGGAGCAGCGTAAATACATTCTGGGGAAAGCGTCGGAGCATCAGAAGTTCGATTTCATCATGTCGTCTGTGCTCGCCCATGAGGCTACGGCTGACGCGATTGCTGGCGGCGCGAATGCTGCTAAGCGTGAGAATTATGTCTATTTTTAGGGGTGCGTATGGACGCTCTGGATGCTGCTGCGCTCACGCAGAAGTTGTATGCCCGGTTGAATACTCGTCGCCCGGAGATTGAGAAGGCGGAGAAGTATCTTTCGGGTAAGCAGCCTTTGACGTTTGCGACGGAGGAGTGGAAGAAGCAGAACGCTTCCCGGTATGACGGTTTTGCGGATAACTGGTGTGCGCCGGTTGTGAATGCGATGTCGGAGCGTATTTCGATTGCTGGGATCACTGATTTCGGTACGAAGTCGCGCGCGAAGTCGTATTGGGATGATCTTCGGCGGAACCAGTTCGAGCTCGGGTTTTCTCAGGCGACGGTGACGACGTTGGCTGCGCGCCGGTCGTATGTGATCGTGTGGGGTGATGCTGACGGTCAGCCGGTGGTGTCGTTTGAGCATCCGTCGATGGTGGAGATCCAGTATGACTGGGAGAATCCGGATCGGCGTACTGCGGCTATTAAGTCGTGGATGGATGAGACACACGAGTATGCGACCTTGTACACGCCGTCTGAGGTGTTTAAGTGGGAGCGGGAGCGTACGACGACGAAGCCGGCGCAGAAGTCTCAGGTTGAGTTGATGGCTCCTGCTTCTGCCGCGTCTGATGGCGGTTGGGTGCCGCGCAAGTCTGCTGGCGATGATTGGGTGATCCCGAATCCGATGGGTGTTGTCCCGGTGGTGGAGTGGTCGAATCGTCGGCCTCTGTTGGGTGACCCGATCAGTGAGATTCAGGGTGTTATCCCGATGCAGGATTTCATTAACCTGTTGTGGGCGTATCTGATGTTGTCGGCGGATTATGCGTCGATGGATGCGCGCGTGATCCTTGGGGCTGACCCGCCGAAGACGCCGATCTTGGATGAGGACGGCAAGGTTGTTGGTGAACGTCCGGTCGATATGAAGGATCTGCGTGAAAAGCGTCTGATTAATATCACGGGCGAGGACGCGAAGATTGATTCGTGGAAGGCTGCCGCGTTGGATGTGTTCACGTCTGCTATTGAGAACGCGGTTGGTCATATTGCGGCGCAGACTAGGACGCCTCCGCATTATCTGATCGCCAATAAGGGCATGTCGCAGTTGTCTGGTGATGCGGTGAAGGCGCTTGAGGCTGGCCTTGTTTCTAAGGTGCGTGATTTTGCCCGGTATGCGGATGCGTCGTTGCGTGAAGTGTTGCGGTTGATGGCGATTGTGAAGGGTGACGCGAAAGCTGCCGGCGCGGCGCTGTTGGCTCAGTTCCATTGGGACAAGGTTGAGATTCGTTCGGATGCTCAGATGGCTGACGCGCTGTTGAAGAAGTCGCAGATCGGGTATCCGTTCGAGTATTTGCTTGAGGAAGAGGGCAAGTCGCCGTCGCAGATTAAGCGGATTCTTGAGATGCGTGAAGCGGAACTGTATGACCCGCAGCTTGCGGCGGCGTTGCGTCCGGTTGGGGGCTTGAATGATCCCGAAGGCATCGTCCCAGCAGTATAGGCGGCAGCAGGAGGTTACGGCGGCGACGGTGACGGCCGTTCGTCGTTTGTGGTCGCGTGCGGGCGCTGATTTCGACGTGGCGTATGCGCGGTTGCGGCCCCGGATCGTTTCGACGGTTCAGTTGGGTCGTGCTGCGGCGGTGCATGCTGCGGAACCGTATGTGTCTGATGTGTTGCGTGAGACGCGGCAGGTTGGTGTCCCGTCTGGGGCGGTGTTGCCTGCCGCGTTTCTGTCGTACGCACCGAACGGGTTGCCGGTGTCTGCCACGGTGGATGCGCTGCCGGTCAAGGCGAAGCAGGTTATTGCTGCCGGCGGGACGGTCACGGAAGCTCTGGAACGTTCTGGGGCGTGGCTGTCGGGTGTGGCGTTGACGATGCTCGCGGATACGCGCCGTGACGTGTATCAGGCGGACATGATTTCGCGTCCTGCTGTGACTGGGTATGTGCGGATGTTGAATCCGCCGTCGTGCGATCGGTGCGCGATTCTCGCGGGTAAGCGGTATCTCTGGAATCAGGGCTTCCAACGTCACCCGAACTGCGACTGTATCCATATCCCGGCATCGGAGTCGTTGGCGGGGGATCTTTCGACGGACCCGTACGAGTATTTCCGTTCCCTGTCTGAACGGGATCAGGATCGGATTTTTGGGAAGTATCAGGCGCAGGCGATCCGTGACGGTGCCGATATTTATCGGGTGACGAACACGCGGATGCGTGGCCTGGGTACGGCGGCGGGGAATCGTCGCTTTGGGACTCCGTATCAGCGGACGCTTGAGGATATTTATTCGCATGACCGGGATCGCCGGTTCGTGATCGAGAACCTGAAGTATCACGGCTACATTACGGGGCCGCAGACAGCGGGCGGGAACATTCTTGGCAATGATCCTGCGGCTCGGATTCTTGCGGCGGGTCGTGGCCGTGGCACGTATACGGTTGGCGGTCAGGCGGTGACGCCGGCGCGTGCGGCACGGTACGACGCACTCACGACAGGCAAACGTGACCCGCTGAACAGGTCCACGATGACGGCTGCGGAGCGTCGCCTGTATGACGCTCATTATCGGGCGAAGTGGGCTGAGGCTGGCTACCGTCCGAACACTGTTGGCGCGAATAGTGCTGACCGTGGGCTTGGCCTGAAACCGATCACGGATCGGCAGGCTGCGGCTGCACGTAACGAGTTGGTGCGGCAGCGTTCGCGGGCGTTCGCGGTCGATGAGTCTGGCCGTTATATCGAACCCGATCAGGTACGTGTGCTGGCGTCCCTGTTGGGTCTTTGAATCTTCCGAACATGATGTTCGGTCGCCCCTCCGGGGGCTTCACTGCCGTCCTACCTGGGCGGCTTTTGTCTATGGAGGGGTGAACCCAAATGGCGGATGAGACTGAGACGGTCGAAACCGAAAGTGTTGAAACGGCTGAGGTTGAGGATCAGGAAACTGAAACTCAAGGTGAGGTCGAAGAGCAGGAAGACCCGAACGCGGGTTTGAAGTCTGCTCTACAGAAGGAGCGTTCTTCGAATAAGGCGAACCTGAAACGGATCAAAGAGCTTGAACGTGAGCTTGCTGACCGTGACAAGACGCCGGACGAGAAGGCTTTGGACGAGGCGCGGCGTGAGGCTGCTGCTGAGGCTATGAGTGCCGCGAATAAGCGCATTCTTCGTACGGAGATCCGTGCGATTGCGAAGGGTCGTCTTGCTGACCCGTCGGATGCGCTGCTGTACCTGGACGCCGATACGTATGTCGACGGTGACGGGGAAGTTGACGCGGATGCCATCGAAGAGGCGATTGGTGACCTGCTGAAGCAGCGTCCCTATCTGGGTGTTGACACGGGCGAGAAGTTCCGTGGGAGCGCCGATCAGGGGGCGCGCGGTCGGCAGTCGGCACCGTCGCAGCTCACCGCGAATGAACTGAAAAACATGACCCCGCAGGAGATTGTGGCGGCGCAGGAGGCTGGCCGACTCAAGAACCTGATGGGGGCTCGATAACGAAAGGAGTCAATCATGGCTCTGAATTATTCAACTCCCGAGGTGTGGGCAGCGAATCTGCTGGTCGCTCTCGAAAAGTCGCTCGTGTTTGGTAACGCGGGTGTTGTGAATCGTGACTATGAGGGCGATATTTCCGCTTTCGGTGACACGGTGCACATTAACAACATCAGTGATCCGACGATCACTGCGTATTCGAAGAACTCGGATCTGTCGTCGCCTGAGGCGCTGACTGATGCTGAGCAGATTCTGTACATCAATCAAGCACAGTCGTTCAACTTCCAGATTGACGACATCGATAAGGCGCAGATCCGTAACGATGGCCAGACGATGCGTGAGGCGACTCGTCGTGCCGCGTTTGGTCTGCGTGATGTTGCTGACAAGTTCATTGCAGCGAACATGCGCGGCGCTGCTGGTAGCTCGCTCGGTGTTGTTGATGCGTCGTATACTGCGTCGAACGTGTACGACAAACTGCTGGTGCCTGCATCTGTGGCGCTGGATGAGGCGAACGTTCCTGAAGAGGACCGTTTCATCATTGTTCCGCCTGCTGTGTACGGGAAGCTTCAGCTTGACGCGCGGTTCATCAAGCAGAACGAGTCGGG